ATGAAGTTATTGAAGTTTATAGGAATGCTTTTGATAGCTATGATTATGTGTGTGAATTTTATAGCTTGTGGCGATGATGAAAACAGTGAAAAACTAGATTTATCTCTATTGGAAGGTACTTGGTATGTAACACATGAAGTATATTATGATTATGTTGATGGAAAAATAGATTGGAGTAAAGTGGTATATGAAGCATCACCAACTTTAGGAGTAAGCGAGCCAAGAGTTTTTAGCAAAGATGTAGATGGAATATATTACTATAATGGTGAAAAGATTATAATAAACAATTCTCAATTTGTGACCTCTTCTAATGATAGAGTTACAATTGAGTCCTTAACTCCGCATAAAATGGTTATCGCATGGGAGGATGATATTTTTTGTGATGATGAAGGAGAGTGGGCGTTTGTGTATTATACTTTAGAACGTAAGTAATTGGTTCTATATATTTAGCAAATAAATAATATAAGGCAGTATTTTGAGTAAGCTCTCTTATGCTGTCTTTTATTTTTTAAGAATATGGATTTTTTATGATGCGTGGCACTGTTTCGTAGGGCGCATGTTTAGAGAAATCAACCTGATAGGAATAGACGATGTAAGGGGGAAGAAACGATGCGTGTCAAAGTTTGGTCGGTCTGAAAATATCTGATTGCTTTGGTTTTCAAAGCGTTAGAACGGGGTAGGAGTGAGCTGGGTGGAAAAACGAAGCGTTTACATCGCTTTACATCGAGCTTACATTTGAACCTTGTTTGAACGCCGTTCAAATGAATCTCTTTACATTAGGAGTGGAGTAGGGGAGAATTCAGGCAGTATGGTATTATTTCACTCCGATGCTTTGCCCAGGCCATACCATACTTCCATATACAAAGATAACCAAATGGTGTAATTTATGCAAGTGGAGTAGGGGAGCGCTTCGCTTCTCTCCTATTTTTATTTATTAAAATTATTCCATATAGCTGATATTTGGTATATTTGCAGTGAAATAAATACTATATATCATGAGTAAAGTTATCCATGTACATTTGATTTTTGAGAAAAAGAACATCTACTTTGGTAGTATATCGGCCATTTTTGAAACTCTGACGGAGAAACAGGTCGGAATCACTAAGAGTAGTCTTTTACATGCTGGACTGGTTGATGACATTGCCAAATACACGAAACGTGCAATGATTATTCAGTCTCGCTTGATAACATGTACCAGAAAGGGATAAAAATGCCTTAGAACGTATTAAAAGCCGCTTTTGCGGCTTTTTTTGTGCCCTTATAAGTGTCAAACTATGATGGAAAGCTGTATTTATCCGTTTGAACGTTTTGAACGCCTTAAAAAATGGAAAGGTTATTCACTTGCTTATTCATTTGGTTATTCATTTAGGCTATTACAAAAACGAAATGTTTTGATTGGTTATTCATTTGGTTATTCATTTTGGGCTTATTTTTTTGCGATTTGCCTATCTATACAATATAAATAGGGCTTATTTTTGTTTGTTTTTAAACTATTTGAGGGAGTAAACAATACATTGATAATATTTATTTACTCCCCTATATTTTAGTTTATTGCTCTAAAAACCAATATCTTACTATGTTTTGCCCCCTTTACCCCATAAAACTCGTTTTATCCGACACCTGCAAGTGTTGAACTCCTTGCATCCGAAACACGCCCCGCACTTTCCTGTTTGAGTTGCACGATTGTTTGTTTGAGTATTCCTATTTCTTCTGCCTGTTCTTTTATTGTCATCTGCTGTTCTTTTATAGTAGATAGAAGTTTATCGAATATTTCAGGGGGAAGACTTTGGCTGTTATCGAATATTTCTCTATCTTTATTTTTAGAAACACAGCTTGTTTGTGTATATTCTGTTGATGTTGGCTGGTTCGTTTTTGTCATCTCTCCCCTACCCGTTAAAAGCCATTCGCAGTTTATTGCGAATTTGTCGGCGATAGCAGCTAATACATCGAACCTTGGTTGCGTACCAGCTATGTAACTTCTAATATTAGACTCATTTACCCCAATAGCCTTCGCAAAAGGTAAGTTCTTTCCATCACAAAATTCTGTGATTAACATCTGTATTCTTTCTGAAATAGCCGACTTTTTCTCCATAATCGCATTATTTTGCTAAATTAATCGCATTTTAATGCGCAAAATCTTGCGACTTTCGCAGTAAAATACTATGTTTGCAGCGTGTTCAAAGTGTGAACACCGCCCCAAAGCTACAAAAAAGGCTTGAGGTGGCAATGAGAAATATGAAAAGAAGAAAATGAAAGCATTGAAAGTAACCGTTGACTGGGCAGAAATGGACCTGTTTGCTGCCACCCTTAAAGAGTTGAATGATGACGAAAATATTTTCGCCTACCAGATTGATGCGTTGACCGGTATCGTGGTCTGTGAGAACGAGTGCGGGTTGGCTTATTGCCGTTCCTGTTTTGATTACCGGGTTGCCCCAACTATAGAAGAGGTTAAATAGAAAGTTATGAAACGGTACTATTTTGAATTGACAGATGGGAATTATAATGACCTGGGAGCCTTTATTCCGGATGGCTACAATAAGGAAGTGGCTGTTAGGCAGGCGAAGAAGTGGATGGCAGAAAACAGCATCGTTTTAGCCACTTTGGTTGTGAGTAGTCTGAGAACGAGTAATGTGCTGGATGTGATTGATATTAATATACTTTAAAACGAGGACAGAATGGAAGCAAAATTTAAAAAGGGACAAAGTGTGAGAATCACCAAGAGAAACGGTGAGATTATTGATGGTATAATCCGTGATTGGGATTACAACATTTGTACTTTCGGTCGTGAATATAATGTCGATTATATGAAAGATGGTCAGGTTTGGACTGTGATATGTGTCCCGGAGGATGCAATACAAGAACTTCGATAAGTTTTCTGGGCGGTTAGTTTAGTTGGTAGAACATACCAAACTCCTGTAAGGGAGAGGTCATGGTCCGCGGTTCGAGTCCGCGACTGCCCGCTATAATAATTAAATATCAGTGAATTATGAAAGAACGAATAGTCGTAGAATACAGTGAGGTGGGTAAAATAGCCGGTTTGCTGGGTTGTTCCCGGGAAATGGTCTCCCACTCCCTTGCATTTCGCAAGAATAGCAAGTTGGCCCGTTCCATCCGCAAGCTCGCCATTGAGCGTGGTGGTACCAAAGTAGGTGATAACTCTCAAAAGAAGGACGGTGATGAAAAATGATTTGATGACATTGTTCAGTGACCAGTTGCACTGGTTTGCTCATCTGGAACGAAAACAGCGCTTTTGCGTGCTTTACTTCTGTATGAGTTTCGGGATCCTGCTCTCTATTTTTTTTATTAATCCGCTGCTGGAACTTCTCGTAGTGTTGAATTTCGGGATCTCCGTGCGGCTGCTGAAGAAGCATGTCCCTTTGAATGATTTAGAGGATTGATAATCAAGCTGGGAGATGGAATACTTTGATAATATATTGTGTGTAACTTACAAAGAGTTGCTGGATATAATGCCCAAAGGCACTTTGAATAGCCAGCTGTCCCGAGAAAAACTGGATGTCGTTTCCCGTGGCGGTGGTGAAAATAATCCGGCTCTGTATGCCTATTCCTCCCTTCCCGAGAAATACAAGAAACGTTGGGTTGAGCGTCATGGCGAACCCGAGAAACAAATGAGACAGGAAATGATCCGTAACATAGTGAAGAAAGACGAGAAGGCCGAGAACTTTTTCGAGGATTACCGTTACGACAAGAACGGTGAGATGGTCGCTCTTCCCGAGGATGTGAAGAAGGAATACACCTGGAACGCTTCGGTGCTGAACGCGCTGATGGAAGAGTTCAAACGCTTGAGTTCATCCAATAACAAGCTGACTGGTTTCCGCCGTAACCTTTGGGAACTTCTGCTTGTCACGAGTGAGGAATGGCGTCCGGTGTACGGGCACAGTCTTCCGGGCAGTGTGGGGCGTTTGAAAGCCCTGATAAACAAGTTCCGTCCCGACAACTACGGTGTGCTTGTGAGCGGTAAATACGGCAACAGCAACACGCTGAAGATCGAGGAGGACGGCGGGCGTTACCTTGTTGCATTGAAACGCAGCCGCGTTCCGGTTTATACTGACATGGAGATCTTCGAGGAGTACAACCGTGTCGCTCCGGAACGTGGCTGGAAGCCCCTGAAGAGTCCCCGCAGCCTCCGCGAATGGTTCAACAGCCCGCGTGTCGAACCTCTGTGGTACGATGCCGTTTATGGGGAAATGAAGGCACACCAGCGTTATGACCGCAAGCACCGGACCATCCTTCCGGGCCGTCGTGACAGCCTCTGGTATGGCGACGGCACGAAGCTGAACCTCTACTATCGTGACGAGAACGGAAACAAGTGCACTACAAGCGTGTACGAGGTGGTGGATGCCTATAGTGAAGTCCTGCTCGGTTATTACATCAGCGACAACGAGGACTATATCGCCCAGTACCATGCTTTCCGCATGGCTATCCAGACGAGCCGGCACAAACCCTACGAGATCGTGTGCGACAACCAGGGCGGTCATAAGAAGAACGCGGCGCTGGGCCTTTTCTCGAAGATCAGCCGTATCCACCGCCCGACAGCTCCGTATAATGGCGAATCTAAGACGATTGAGAACATTTTCTACCGCTTCCAGAGCCAGGTATTGAAGAAATGTTTCGGTTTCACCGGGCAGAATATTACGGCAAAGAGAGATACAAGCCGTCCGAATTTGGAATTCATCAACGCGAACATCGACTCCCTCCCCACATTGGAGGAACTGAAGGAACAGTATGCCGCCGCCCGTGAGCAGTGGAATTCAATGAAACACCCTGCCACCGGCATCTCCCGGATTGAGATGTACAATACCAGCGTGAACGAGGCTACCGATGCGGTAAGTGTGTCGGATATGGTGGAGATGTTCTGGTACACGACCGAGAAACCGTCGCTGTTCACCGCCAACGGTATCGAGATCACGGTACGGGGAAAGAAATACCCCTACGAGGTTTTCTCCGCTCCCGGTGAGCCTGATCTAGAATGGCGCCGGCGTAACACCTACAAGAAGTTCTATGTCCAGTACGATCCTTATGACATGAGCAGCGTGCGCCTGCTGTACAAGGATAAGGGCGGAGCAATGCGTTTCGAGTGTGTGGCTTCGTTCCCGCTGATGATCCACCGTGCCCAGCAGGAGCAGACGGAAGACGAGAAACGTTTCATCCGCACCCAGCAAGAGGCCGTCATCAATGAGCGTATAAACCGTCAGGTCGTCGCCAAGGATATCGAGTATGAGCATGGTGTCGCACCGGAACAGAACGGTTTGCGTACTCCTGACTTGAAAGGGCTCGGCAAGGAAGCTCAACGCCAGATTGACCGCCGCACAAGAAAATACAGTCAGCCGCCCCGTCCTTCCATA